TAGTACAACAGTTATTGTTAAGTATAATTCTTATAACAGAAGATTGGTAATTGATCCCGTGGGAGTTTCTTCTATTGGAATTAACACAGTTACAAGTACAATAACTTTAGAGTCGCATGGATTAAAGACAGGAGATAAAGTCATATACTCTTCATCTAATCCATCCTTTGGACTAACACCAGAAAAAATTTATTATATTGTAAAGGTAGATGATGATAAATTTAAGTTGGCCAATTCATATTATCAAACTCAAATTGATAAACCCACATATGTAAGTATAGCATCCACTGGTGTTTTTCATGAGTTTTCAAAAGTAAATCCTCAAATTAAAGTAACTAAGGGAAATGTAATTAATTTTGATTTGTCAGATTCCTCTTTAGCAGACATTGATGGTGGATCTCTAGTTAAAGCATTTGATTTTGACTTTTATACAGACTCTACTTTTACAACAAAATTCTTAACATCTTTAAAAACTCAAGATTTTGAAGTTAAAAAGACTGGTATTATAGGAGTAACAAATAATGCAAGTGTATCAATTACTTTAAATGAAAATATTCCCAGCAAATTGTATTATAAATTAACACCACTCATCGGAAAATCTTATCTTTCAAAAGAAAAAGAAGAGGTAATTGTTGATACTGATGTTTACGAAGCAAATTCAATTGCAATAAGTCCAAGTAAATACAATTCATCTCATATAATTTCTGGAATTGGAAGTACAACATTTTCTTTCGGTTTAAAAGAGGAACCAGAAAAGTATTCATATACTAAAGCAGAATCTCAACTAAAATACTTGACAAATTCATCATCTGCAACTGGATCAATCTCAAAGATAAAAATATTATTTGGTGGTAGATATTCAGTTGTTCCAGGAATTACTTCGGTAAGATCAAATACTGGAAACGGTGCAGTAATAATACCAAATAGTGAAACCATTGGAAAAATTTTAAAATCTCCAATTGAAATTGGTGGTTTTGAATATCATACAGATCCAACATTAAAACCAATTTCAGAATTCCCAATTAGATTATTTGTTGAAGAATTATTTTCTATAAAAAATATTGGACTCACATATGGAGGAAAAAATTATTCTTCTCCACCAAATTTTGTAGTTCTTGATGGAGCAACAAACGAACTTAAATCAGAAGTTGTATTAGAGTCTGAAATAGAAAATAACAAAATATCTAAGGTTTCTATTTTAAAAAATACAAATTCATTATATGGAGTTACTCCTAAAATAGTTTCTACAAACAATACGAACGGAATTGGGGTAACCAATATTCAATTTAACGCAACTACAAAACAAGTTACAGTTAATCTAGCTTCTGGGTTTAGCACGGCAAGTAGTTTCCCATTCTCTGTTGGATCTAAAATCTACGTTGAGGGAATTGGAATATCCACGATTGGTGATGGATTTAACTCCGAAAATTATGGATATAAATTATTTACCCTAACTGGGGTGACGAGCGCAATTGGAGGAAATAATCCAACATTAAATTATACTTTATCAGAAACAAACTTTGCTGGACAATTCTCTCGTGACAATTCAATTCAAAACTCATCAAATTCTTTTGGAAGAATTATCCCAGAAAGTTATCTTCCAAAATTTGAACCAACTCTTTTCCCAGGAGAAATAACTTACGGTGTTGGAGAAAATGTAAAATATAATAATAAAAATATTGCAAAAGTAGTTGAATGGATCCCATCCTCTAAGATTTTAAAAATTAATGATGTTTTAGAAGATATTCCTAATGGTGCTATTTTAAAAGGTGAAGCATCTAATACAAATTGTATTGTTATTTCCAAAATTGAATCGGAATCATCTTTCAACGTTTCTTCTACTACGGATAAATTAAAAGATTACTCTAAAGAAACTGGAAAAATAGGCACATTTTTACAAGTTCTTCAAGATGGGGATTATTACCAAAACTTCTCATACTCAATTAAATCAAAAGTTCCAATTGAAAAATGGAACGATAAAGTAGATTCTTTGACACATACTTCTGGATTTAAAAAGTTTTCAGATTTGCAAGTTGAATCTCAATCAAGTTTGGGAATAAGTGAACATGAGGAAATTGTAGACGTATTTGTTGATCTAATAAATGAGAAGGATTTTGATTGCTATGAAGACTTTGATTTTGTTAAAGAAAATGTAAAATCTTTTGGTGGAAAATTAACATCTGATCAAATTATATTCTCAAATGCAAAATTATTGGACTATACAGAATTTATTTCCAACAGAGTTTTGGAAATTGATGATATTTCATCTGAATTTGATGACACTCCCAGTATCTTTAATTATTGTGTAGTTGGAACTTTTGATATTACTAAGTATAATTCTGCACAGTTCTGTATTTTAATAAAAGATACAAGATATTATGGTGAAAAAGAATTAATAATTGTAAATGTGACTTATGACGGTTCTAATGGATATCTAAATGCATATGGAAGAAATGAAACTGTTGCGGATCTTGGATATTTTTCATTTAGAAGATCTGGAAATAATGGAGAAATTCTTTTCTATCCATCAAAATATGAATATAACAGTTATAACATTTCTAACATCGTTACAGAAATTGCAAATAACTCTATAACTGGAATAGGAACTTCATCTCTTGGTGATGTTGTTAGTTTTGCAAGCACTTCTATTCAAGTATCTTCATCATCATCACCAGTAGAGAATACAATTGTCTCTATCTCCACAACTCGTTTTTCTTCCGGAAAAATTCTTCTATCTGCTTTTGATTCCACAAATACTCAAGTTCAGTTTGGTGAAATTAGTGTAACTAATAATGGGTCTGAAGTGTTTTATCAAATTTTTGGAGAGATAGACTCTGGAGACAGAACTTCATCATTTGGATCTGGGGTGGTAGGACAAATAGGTGTTTCTACATCAACTGGAAATATCTTAATAACTTTTACACCAAATCCAAATATTGATGTTGATGTAAAAGCATTATCAATATTAATGGGAAGTTCATCATTTACAGGTATTTCAACTTACAATTTGTACAAATCAAAAATTTCATCAAATTATGTTTCAATCGCATCATCTACTTCTCCAGTAGAAACGAAAATATCTGGATTTAGCACTTCTTCATTAAATCCACCAGATGGTGCTCATTATTATGTTCAAGTTACCGATACTACTAATGGTGAAATTCAGTTTTCTGAGGTTATTTTAACTAATCAGTATGATTATACTCCACAAATAGCACAATATTGTGTTATTGGATCATCTGGTGAACTTGGTTCTATTGGAGCTGCTAGTACTTCTGGAGAAACTCAATTAACATTTACACCAAATGCAAATATCAATGTTGAGGTTAGAACATTCCAGAAAACTGTTCAAATAAGTCCAATAACAGATCCAATAGAAATAGATCTTGAAAGTGCTAGAATAAGATCTGATATAATTCCATTGTCTTTTGAAGGGACTCAAATATCAACTAAAAAGGATTTTAATCTGAAGCACAAAGACTCTCCTATTTTTAGAAAAATAGTTGATGGATCATCAACCAATGTGATAGATATTGAAAAAAATACTATAAGCATACCAAATCATTTCTTTGTTTCTGGAGAAAAAATTGATTATTCTACGAATGAAACTAGAATAGGAATAGCAACAACATCTGTAATTGGAGTGGGAACAACTAACCTTTTACCTACAACATTGTATGCAGTAAAAATTGATGATAATTTAGTCAAATTCGCAGAAACTGCAGAAAAAGCTTTATCACCTGATCCAGATGTTTTTAATATTCAAACAGTTGGCATTGGACAATCTCACGTATTTTCCTCAAATTATAAGTCAAATTCAAAGGCGATAATTTGTATTGATAATGTAATTCAAAATCCTGTGGTTTCTAGTGCAAGAACAACTTCACTACTTTCAGATATAGAAGCAATAAACTCATTCTCATTACTCACATTTGAAAATGTAAATGGTTTTTATGCCAAAGATTTAATCAAAATAGATGATGAATTCTTAATTATTACCGATGTTGGATTAGGTGGAACTAACAAAGTTTATTGTAGAAGAGAGCAACTTGGAACAATATCAACATCCCATTCACTAGGATCTGTAATCACTAGATATGAAGGAAATTATAATATTTTAAATGATAGTATTTACTTTGTAGAATCTCCTCATGGAGATGAATCTGATTCTGAACTTAGGTCGTCATTCCAAGGCAGAGTTTTCTTAAGATCATCTCCTGTGGGGTCATCAAATACTGCTTACCATGAAAATCAAATATTTGATGATATATCAGAACAATTCAATGGAACTGATAATACGTTTACACTCAAATCAAACGGACAAAACGTTACAGGAATTGTTAGTACAAATTCTATTTCGGCAGGAATACTATTAATCAATAACATATTCCAAAAACCAAAATATCCAGCAACAGGAATAGCACAAACTTATACCTACGAAGTTATTGAAAACTCTGGAATTTCCAGTGTTACTTTTAGTGGAAATCCAGTTGGATTGACAACTAATGGAATTATTGGTCCAATGAAATATGATATTAATAGTGCAGGAATACCAAGAGGTGGAATTATAGTTTCTGTTGGATCGACACAAGGTTATGGATTCCAACCACTTGTTGCTGCTGGAGGAACTGCAAATATTTCTATTGCAGGAACTATTCAATCAGTTTCAATAGGAAATAGTGGATCTGGATATAGACCAGGAATTCAAACCTCAATTACTGTTTCTGTAGCCACTTCTACTGGTAGAATTGCGATAGGAACAGCTTCTGCCGTTAATGGTCATATTGTTTCAATAGCAGTTACTAACGTTGGATCTGGTTATACAACCACAAATCCACCCATCATAGTTATAGATTCTCCTTTAAATTATGAAAATATACCAATGGTGTATTCACCTTCCAATAGTGGAGTTGGAACTGAGGCTACTGTTGACATACAAGTTGGATATGGTAATAGTATCATAGAATTTAACTTGTCAAATAGTGGATATGGATATTCCATAGGTGATAGAATTACATTTAACATTGGAGGAAATACAGGAATACCAACTGATCCTTCGATTTCCTTTAGACCATTTGAACTAATAGTTTCTGAAGTATTCAATGATAAATTTAATTCTTGGTATCCAGGTCAATTTGTTGTTCTAGATGATTTTAATGGAGAATTTGATGGATCTAAAAAATTATTTACCTTGAAAGAAAATGGAGTCATTTCTAATTTTGTGACAGGTGAAGGATCTCCATTGGAACTAGAGCAAAACTTATTAGTGTTCATTAATGATGTGCTACAAATACCAAATGAGTCTTATATTTTTAATGGTGGAACAAAAATTGAATTCTTGGAGGCACCAAAACAAGGTGATAGTGTAAAAGTTCTGTTCTTTAAAGGATCAGATGCAGATGTAAACTCTGTAGAAATCGTACCTACTATAAAAGAAGGTGATAGGTTAACAATAACTGATAAATTTAGAAAAGGATGGTATTCTGAAAAAACGAGAATTGTATCTGAAATTAATTCTGTAGACTCTGTATTTACAAGTTCATATTTTGGACCAGGAATAACTTCAGATGCTTCAATCGTAAGAACAGTTGAATGGTGTAAACAGAGAGAAGATTTCTACTTGGATGAAATTCTAATTTCAAAAAGTAGAAAAGATTTAAATTCTAATATTTTCCCTAACACAACTATAATAAGTCCTGTTGGGGTTGCAAGTACTTCAATTTTTGTTCAAAACGTAAGACCTTTGTTTAATTATTATCCAGAAATTTTATCTCAAAGCAAACAAACTGTAAAAATAATATCTCAAGAACAAAAGTTAGGTGCAATTGCAACTGCGTTAGTTTCAGTTGCAGGGTCTATCAGTCAAATTAACATTTTAAATGGTGGATTAGGATTTTCTACTGCACCAACAGTTTCAATATCATCTCCATCCATTGGAACCACTGCTATTGCTACATGTTCAATTGGATTTGGAACGGTTTCTTCTGTGATTGTATCTAATGGTGGATTTGGATACACTTCAACAAATCCTCCACAAATTTTAATAGAGCAAGAACCAGTTAAGTTTGATGTTCTAACAAATGTAAACTATGAAGGAGATCACGGTATCATAACTGGTATCGGAACTACTTCCATATCCGGCGTATCCACTGGAATATATTTTGATTTCTATTTCCCACAAAATTCCATATTTAGAAATTCTTCTCTAGTTGGATCATCCTCATCTGTCTCTGGAATACAAACTGGATACTATTTTGTGGTTTATGAATCAACAGTTGGTAGTGGGTTGACATCACTGAATGATAATGGAAATGTTCTTGGTATAGGGACAACTTTCATAGACAATGTTTATAAATCTTTTGATGTAAAAATTGTTCAATCCAATGCTGTTGGTTATGGGTCAACAACAGATATATTAAGGGTTACTACAAGTGTTACCTCTCATAATAATTTGTCTGGAATTGGAAGTCAATTTATAGGAATGTTCAGTTGGGGAAGAATATATAATTTTAATCGTGTTTCTTCTGATAATGAGTATGGAGTTGACTTGTTAAATGGTTTAAGTGGAATTACAACATCGGCTCTAATAGTTAGAACAACACCAATAAGATCATTGTATACATCATAAATAAATAAAAAACTCTAAATGGCTGCTATAATTACAAATCAATTTAGAATATTGAATTCCAACAACCTTGTTGCCGGAATTGCATCAACTGAGTCAAACAATTATTATATGTTTGTTGGTTTACCAAATTCCAATGAAATAGATTCTAATTGGGACGTTGCTACACCAAGTCCAATTGACAATTTTGATCAATATAATGAAATTTGGGATAGTATCATTGCTTTAAAAAAAATAAATCAATCCGACGTTTCAAAAGTTGTCAGAAAATCTATCTGGACATCTGGGACAACGTATGATATGTATAGGCATGATTATTCAGTGAACAATCCAGCACCAAATAGTGGAGCAACACATTTATACGATGCAAACTTTTATGTCGTGAATAGTGATTATAGAGTTTATATTTGCATTAATAATGGATATGATGGTGTAGATTTTACCTCTGGAAAACCGTCATTGGATGAACCAACTTTTATTGATCTTGAACCAAGAGCTGCGGGACTTAGTGGTGATGGATATCTTTGGAAATATTTGTATACAATAAAACCAAATGATCTTATAAAATTTGAATCGACTAATTATATCTCTGTTCCTTCAAATTGGTCAACTAATACTTCAGTTGCTTCTGTTAGAGATCATACTCAAGTAAGTCAACAAATTAAGACTGTTCTAATAGAAGATAGAGGAGAAGGTTATACTGAAAATACATATAATAACGTTCCAATTAAAGGTGATGGAACTGGAGCAACTTGCTCTATAGTAGTTGGTGCAGATCAAAAAATTGCATCAATTACCGTAACTAATGGTGGATCTGGGTATACATATGGAACAGTTGATTTAGAATCTGCAAATGTAACAAATTCAGTGTCAGACAAAGATGCAGAATTTACAGTAATAATTCCACCACCAGGTGGACATGGTTATGATATATACAGAGAACTTGGAGCAACCAAAACTTTAATATACTCTAGGTTAGAAAATGATGATATTGATCCTGATTTCATAACAGGTAATCAATTTTCTAGAGTTGGAATTATAAAAAATCCAACATTCTATAATTCATCATCACTTTTAACAAAGCAAAAAGCAAGTGCCGCATATGCTTTGAAATTAACCGGTTTAACAACTTCGACTACTTTTACAGTTGATTCGGAAATAACACAAACAGTTGGTGTAGCATCAACAGCAGTTGGAAAAGTTTTATCCTGGAACAATAACACCGGAGTTGTTAAGTATTGGCAAGAAAGAAAACTATTCATATCAACTCAAAGAGATGCATATGATAATCCAATTTCACCAAGATATGGATATAAACAATATGAATTTACACCTTCTCCACAGACTGGCGGATCATTGACCATTTTTGGTGGATCAAATAATTTGGCAATTCAAACAACTTTTGGATCATCCTCCAATCCAGGTGTATCAACTGAGATAAATAACTTTACCTATTATCTAGGACAGAGCTTTGTTCAAGGTGTAGCTTTTCCAGAAGTACAAAAATATTCTGGTGATATTCTTTATGTGGACAATAGGCCATCAGTAACTAGATCTTCTAATCAAAAAGAAGACATTAAAATTATATTGCAATTCTAACTACCATGCCACAGGAAACTAATTTAAATAGAACTCCTTACTTTGACGATTTTGATAAAAATAAGGATTTTCATAAAGTTCTTTTTAAACCTGGATATTCCGTACAAGCTAGAGAATTAACAACTCTACAATCAATATTACAGAATCAAATTGAATCATTTGGGACACACTTCTTCAAAGAAGGTGCCAGAGTAATTCCTGGGGCAGTAACTTACACTTTAGAATATGCAAGTGTTCAAGTTGAGTCCGAATTTTTAGGTCTACCGATTTCATTATACCAAGATCAATTACTCAATAAGAGAATTTCAGGATCTTCAAGTGGTGTAACAGCAATTATCAAAAATACATCTTTAAATGAGGATACTGGAAATATTATTCTTTTCGTATCATATGAAAAAACCGGAAATAATTTTTCAAATTCAACTTTTATTGATGGGGAAAACTTAATTACACTATCAGATATTACTTTTGGCAATTCAAATGTAATTGCCACTAATGAAGAATTTGCAAGAACTATAAACACAAATTCAACTAGCTTAGGATCTGCAGTTTTTATATCTGAAGGTGTTTATTTTATTAGAGGTTATTTTGTAAGAGTTGAAAGTGATACTCTAGTTTTGGATAATTTTGGAATTGCCCCATCATATAGAGTTGGTTTGTTTATTGAAGAAGAAATAATAAACGCAGATCAAGATGAAAGTTTATATGACAATTCCAAAGGATTTTCAAATTATACTGCACCCGGAGCAGATAGATTAAAGATTTCAACTAGATTGATTAAAAAATCTCTAGATGATTTTAATGATCAAAATTTTGTAGAATTAATAAGATTTAAAAATGGTTTTGTTGAAAATTTAGTAGAAAAAACCGAGTATAATATTCTCGCAGAAGAGTTTGCTAGAAGAACTTTTGACGAATCTGGTGATTACTATATCACACCTTTCTCAATGGTTGTTAGAGAAAGTTTAAATGATAGACTTGGAAATAATGGTCTGTATACCGAAAATGAATTAACGTCCAATAATAATATTCCATCAGAAAATTCTCTTGTTTATAAAATTTCTCCTGGAAAAGCTTATATTAGAGGATATGAAGTTTCAAAAGGAAACACTACTTTAATAGATGCACCAAAACCAAGATCAACAAAAACTGTAAATTTAGAAGGAATATCATTTGATGCTGGCCCCTCCCTCTTTGTAAATAATTCTCTTGGGCAACCAACAGTTGGTTTAGGAACAACTTCTTATTTAAGTTTGAGAGATTCTAGAATTGGATCAAACAAAACAACTCCAGCTGGAAATGAAATTGGAGTTGCGAGAGCATATGATTATGAATATGTTTATTCTACTGGAATAACTACAGAATATAAGTTAAGAATTTTTGATTTGCAAACTTATACAACCTTAGAATTAAATCAGAATATAGACTTACCAAAGTCAGTTTTAATTCAAGGAACTTCTAGTGGATCAAAAGGATATGTAAAAAACACGGTCACTAATTCTTCCACCATAACTCTCTATGATGTAAATGGAAAATTTGTTATAGATGAAGGAATTATTGTAAGTGGAGTAGGAACATTTGGTCATACTGTCAAATCGACTAGAGATTATGGAATTTCTGATATAAAATCTATTTACTCATATAAATCTGGTGCAACTAATGATGCTGGATTTAATGCGGATTTAATTTTAAATAAATCAATTCAACCAAATTCAATATCTATTATTCCTGGAGTTTCTCTACCTTCACCATCATTTAAGATAACAAGTAAAGATCCAGATACTGGTATAAGCACTATTACTTCACCATCAACTAATTTTATTGGATTTGCTACAGTTGGAAATATTGTTTCATATTCTATACCTGGATTTTCAACAATTACATTCAATAAAGTAACTTCAGTATCTTCTGATGGCAAAACACTTGGAGTTACTTCGGTAACTAGTGTAAATGAAGTTTGCGATGGAAATACATCAACAGATCAAATTACAGTATCAAATCTTACTACAATTTTCCCAACATTTGAATCTGCAAATAATAATTCATATGTTTCAAAATTAACAAAAACAAATATAGCAAGAGTAAATACAGAAGAAACTGACATTGTTTTAAAAAGACAGTATAATATCGCATCTTTTTCTGCAAATTCAATTACAGGTCCAACTTTAGAAACTGATTACATATATCAACCATTTTCTGAGCAAAGATATACCTTAACGTACAGTAATGGCAAGATTGAAAATTTATCTCCAGATAAATTTACATTTACAAATGGATTTAAAAATTTAACAATCAACAATTTAAGTGTTGCTAGTGGAACAAATGCTACTCTAATTGTAACTGTTAAAAAATCTAAAGTAAAATCAAAAACTAAAAAGAATAATAAAGTAAATTCTATAACAATTAGTAGATCTTCATTTACAGCATCCGGTGTTGGAGCAACAACACTAAATGATGGACTGACATATAGTAACGTTTATGGAACTAGAGTTCAAGATTCTGAAATTTCTTTAAATGTTCCAGATGTAAACACTGTTCTTGGGATTTTTGAATCTAATGATTCATCAGATCCAGAATTGCCAACAATGACTTTCGTATCTGGATCTTTAACAGGACCAAATAATAATGCATCAGATCTTATAATTGGAGATACAATAACAGGAACAAATAGCAATTCTGTTGCTATAGTAATATCTAAATCTATAAGTCAAATTGAGTTTGTATATATAAGCACATTTTCCACTTTTGTTTCTGGAGAGGTAGTTTCTTTTAAAGAAAGTGGAGTAACTGGCATTATAAGTAATATTGATAATGGTGATAAAAATATCACAGACAAATACGTCTTGGATAATGGACAGAGAATAAACTATTACGATTTCTCAAAAATTAATAGAAAAGATAGCAATTATACCCCAACTAGAAAAATAAAAATAGTTTTTCAAAATTACTTTATAGAGTCTGGTGACATAGGAGATGTTGTAACTGTCAATAGTTATCCAGAAGAAAAATATAAAGACTTATACTTTATCAATGATAGACCTCTATCCGATGTTGTGGATATTAGACCAATAGTATTACCTTACGATACTACATCAACGTACTCTCCATTCGAATTTTCTTCTAGAAATTTTGCATTAGAGGGAAGTTATTACATTGCACCAAATGAAACATTTTTGGTAGGATTTGATTATTATCTTCCAAGAATTGATAGATTGTCATTATCAAAAGATGGGACTTTCCAATTGTCTGTTGGTGTTCCAGATGATAATCCATCACCACCACAAATAATAGATGGTAGTTTAAATGTAGCTACAATTATCCTACCACCATATTTGAGAACAGTTAAAGATGCTGCAGTTTCTTATTCATCTCACAAGAGATATAGAATGCAAGATATTGCTAGATTGGAATCTAGAATTCAGAATGTAGAATATTATACTCAACTATCATTACTAGAACTTTCTGCAGAATCGTTATCTGTAAAAGTAAATGGGTTAGATAGATTTAAATCCGGATTCTTTGTTGATAATTTCAAATCACATACTTCACATGATATATCAAGTATAGAGTTCAAAGCATCTATAGACAAAGATCAAGGTTATCTAAGACCATTAAACCATACTACTCTAATAGATCTTATTTTAGCATCAAAAACAATAGGTCTTGGTGCAAATCCAGATCCAACTGCAGACTATTCTTTTGAAGAATATGATTTAGATGAAAATGTAAAGAAGAATAAGAAAATTATAACCTTAGATTATTCTGAACAAGTTTATGCACAAAATGTTTTTGCGACAAGAGTTGAAAATGTAACTCCATTTTTAGTTACTTCATATACTGGAATTCTTGAATTGAATCCATCTTCAGATACCTGGTTGGATGCAGGAACTATAGAAACAAACACAGTTAACGTAGAAGGATCATATCAGGCATTATCTCAAGGATTTAATGGTTTTGAATGGTCGTCTTGGAAAACAGACTGGATTGGTATTGACGCTCACACTAAAGTTTCTTTAGATATTGAAAAAGTAATATCTGATCCAGATATTAAACAGAAGAAATATAAAACCGGCAAGGATTGTGATGGATGTACAAAGTTAGTTCAAGAAACTACTACAAAAACAACATCTGAAGACTTACTTAAAGTAAAATCAGCAACAACATCATCTGCAGAATTAAAGCAAACGAAAACAGGTGTTAAATTTAACGTATCCGAAAAAATAGATTCTGTTAATCTTGGACAAAAATTGGTTTCAAGTGAACTCATCAAATACATGAGATCCAGGAATATTGAATTTGTTGCTAAAAAATTAAAACCAAAAACTTTATTCTATCCATTCTTTGACTCTGTAAATGTTTATAACAACTGTTTTCCAAAACTTTTACAAGTTCAAATGACTAATGGAATTTTCCAAGTTGGAGAAACTGTAGAATGTAATGATATTAATAATCCAGATATTACTACTTGCACATTTAGAGTAGCTACTGCAAATCACAAATATGGTCCATATAATTCACCAACAGATGTATTTGCAATAAATCCATATTCTGAGTCAGATGTTACACTTTCCAATGCATACACATCAACAAGCACTATATTAAATGTTGACACTTCTTCTCTTCAAGAAGCTGCGATAGGAAATTTCTTTGGTGTGTGTAGAGAGGGATTTGAACTTATTGGACAAACTAGTGGAGCAAGAGCTATAGTATCTTCAGTTAGATTGGTTAGTGATGATGTTGGAACTTTGATAGGATCTTTCTTTGTTCCCGAAGAACCTATTCAATTTGAAACTGGAGTTAAGAATTTCAGACTAATAAACACTGAATCATTTGATCCAACTCCAGGAACTCAATCATCTTTTGCCCAAAATGATTTTTATGCTCAGGGATTACTGACTACTGCTCAAGATACGCAGTTAAATATAAAAAATGCGTCTGTCAACAAAGAAAATCTTCAATCTTCCACCGAATCAGTATTTTCCGAAACGAAAAAAGCTTCGGTATCCACAGATCAAATTTTCTTTAACGAACAAACTAATGTAGAAAAGACTACAAAGACTCTAAAAGTCTATAAAGATCCTTTGGCACAATCATTTGTAGTTGAGAACAATTATGGAATATTTGTTACCAAGTTAGATTTATATTTCTACAGCAAACCTACCAATGGATCAAAAGACTCAGTAATTGTTCAGTTAAGACCGGTTGAGCAAGGAGTTCCATCTGCAAAAGTTATTGCAGATTCTGAGGTTGAATTAAAACTCGATAATATCAATTTGTCTGAAGACGGAACCGTTGCAACAACAGTTACCTTCCCTGCCCCAATTTTCTTAGAGGCATTCAAAGAATATGCAATTGTCTTACTTTCCGATTCTACAGATTATCAAGTTTGGATTTCTAGAATGGGAGAAGAAGACATTACCACTAAAAACCTTCCAGAGTCAGCTAAAAAGATAGTTTCTCAACAACCATTCTTGGGATCACTGTTCAAATCTCAAAATGGAAGTACATGGGAACCAAGTAGTTATGAAGATTTGAAGTTTACATTATATAATGCACAGTTTACAACTGATCCCGCAACAGTATTGTTCTTCAATCCAATTGAGGGTGGCGATTATACAACATTGTCTCATTTA